CTATTTCTACTGTTTGACCATAAAATTGGAATGGATTTCCGTTATCTATAAAATCATTAAAATATTTTGGAACTAAAATTATTAAATTTTTACAAAAAATTATTTCAGGAGGGCATTTATTAAAAGCGTCTGATAAAAATTCAAATGCTTTTTCTTGTAACCATTTTTCGTGATTTTCCATATTAATTTATTTTTAAGTTAATCATTGTATTATTAAACATTGAAAAAACTATATTATAAAGTTTTTTTAATTCAATTTCATTAATTCCTTTTATATTAACTTCATATTTATTAAAGTCAAAATCATTGTTTCTTAAACAAGTTGCTTTGTAACCTGAAAATCTTAATGCTTTTGCTACTGCTGTGTGTATTTTGTGAGATTGAATAGTTGTCATAATATTTGTTTTAATATGTTGTTGTTATCTGAGTACAAATATAAAACAATTAATTTAATGCACAACAATTCTAAGTAATTTATATTAATTCTAAATAAAAAACCACATTACACATTTACGTAATATCTTAATTTATTACGTTTTTTGGTAATAAAAAAACCACCCGTTAAGAGTGGTTTAAATAAATATACAGGGTTTCCCACGTATAAAGTATTAACTTGGTTTGGACACCTAATTAAATTTTGTTATAATTAATAACCCTGACCGTAGTTATTAATCGAAGTAAATAAGTTTCACACTCTATTACACTACAAAAGTAAATAAATAAATCCGAACTAAAAAATTAATTCGGATTTAAAAAAAATTAATCATTAAGGGACTCGAACCCTTATCTATTGCAGGACTTGCAACATGCTACCCTTGCCGCTATTCATTCACGGTTACACCAAATGATTAACTTAATTTGTGTGCGAACATTTTTATTATCGTTGTAGGCTTTATAAACTTACAAACTAAACGTAAAAAGAAACCCGCGTTTGTTGTGGCTGGACTACTTGCGTAATCCGTTGCTACTGCATCTAAAGCATTTTTGATTGGTTCTGGAATATTATTCATAGTTAAAATATAAAATGGTTAATTGTTTTTTGTGTTTCAAAATAATTGAACGTTGTGAAACTAGATAATGTATTCTTAAAATTTGTTTTAATCCAGTCCGACGGAGGACTAAACGCCCCGAAGTTTTGATATTCAAATGCCGTGCTACTTGTATGGTCGAATAAAAGTTGATGACTGTCTCCTTTGCTAAATTCTATTTTATAATTATGCAATTTGTACTCATCGATATAGTTTTTAACTTTCTCGATTTGTACGGGATCTAATTTAGGTTTAAACCCAAATTTTAAATTTGTATTGTCTTTCCCGTGGGTTAATATAAAGCATCGATTATTAATAATATAGTGGTCTATGAATTTTCTTTGATTTATAACCTCAATATTGTTTGGATATTTCAATTCGATGTAAGTTTTAAAAGCTGAATTAACAATATACCCAAAACTTCCCGCGTGGTTATCATTACAAATATTTACAAACTTAATAAAATTGTAATGCTGCAGTAACGCATCTACTAAACGGATTTTAAACAATAAAGCAACATCAAAGGCTTTTTGATTATCCATATTTTGCGGTAATTTATGACCGCCCCTTGTAGTTTCTGCATCCCATCCATCTAGGAAGTCCGCCAAATCATTTAGGAATAAAGTATTTGATTTTTTATTTTTGATTATTTCGTTTACAAATATTTCAAGTCTTAAAAATATCTGGTCCTCGTTCCATAAGCCATCATATAAACTATATCCATCTTTGTTGACATCCATACCAATGTGAGTATCTGTAAAAACCGCCCTATCGAATTTAGATATATTTTTAGATTTGTGCTTTATAAAAATAGGCTCAATTTTATCTTTGAAAATACTTAAAAAATCAATTTCCTTTTCAACGTCCGCGATCTTTATCGGCTCGGTAATAACCCATTGTTGGTTTGTAGCTACATTTGTACTAACTCTTTTAATTTGATGGTTAGAAGGGATTTCTATTAACTCCTTTGAGGTTAGTTTTTCAACCTTTGTAATTACCTCTCCATCTTTATTTAAAGTTCTTTTGACTTCTTTAAATTCTGAATTATGTAGATTTCGGAGTTTTAAAAGTTCGTGCTCCTGTTGACTATTTAAGTAGTATTTTGGATTGCTTCCCCATTTATCTTTATTTTTAATTTCTAAACCTAGCGAAATTACCTCAAATGGCTTCAACCTATAAGCTGGTTTTTTCATCTACTTAACGTATAAAACTTGTTTCCTATTCTTTTCTTTTGAAACATAACTCACATGTACCCAAGCGGGGTTGGTATCAGTTCCATATTCGTGGATTAATTGGTCAAAATCTAGGTTTTCCTTTACATAGTCAAAAATCATTTGATTAGTTAGCTTTCCAGCGCCTTGCATATCAATTGCCTGACCTTTTACGTGCTGGCTTGTTTTACTACCACCTACGGCATTATTCAAACGTAAACATCGAAAGAAACTACTTACACGTATAGGTGTTTTAAAATGTTCCCTTACAACGTCAAAAACTCTAATACCTACTAATTGCATATTAATCAATTCTAAGTCGGTAGGAACGTTTAAAATCTTATTTCTAATAGCTGTTTGGCTTGTTGTGGCTTCTTCAAACGTAATGTACTTACTAATGTTTTTCATATCGTGTAATTATTTTAGTTCTTTTTTCGTTTAACCCTTGTAAATTCAAGCTATTGTATTTTATTTTTATTTTATTAAATTTAAAAATATCTACAATAACACAATATCCTAAAATTTCATCGTAATAAAAATCGCCTATTCTCATTTTTTAAATTTTTTATGAATTTCAATTGCTAATAATTTACCAAAGTAACCAAATGCACCCCCTAAAATACCGAAAATTATAACTTTAAACAATTGCTGTGCGTCTTGAATTAATGGATTTTCTGCAATGTAAGTAAATATACTCAATACTGCACCCGAAAATATCGATAAAAAACTATGATTATGGCTATTCATTGCTTTGCTTTTTAGAGTTTCCGAAGTAATAACCAATAACCGAACCCATTAAACCAACTACAGCTATTTTAACGTCATTTTCTGGAGCTGTCCAGCCTAAAATATATAAACCAACGGCTATAATTATCAAGGCTATTACGCCTTGTATATTAGTTTTTTGTATCATATCCTAAAAATCCGTGCTTTGGGTTGCTAACTACAATTTCATTCTCTTTAAAATCAATTTCTTGCTCACTCATAACATCGTAGTGATACCCATCTGCAAATATAGGCTTAATTTCTTCGGTAGGTTGATTAATACAAATTTTACCAAGTTCAACAATTGCGTGAATTCCCTCTCCAAAAGTTAGGACTTTTTGTTTATCAATTGTTTGTTTTACATAAACTCCTTTGTCTAGTAAATTAGATATTGCTGTTTCTTTGTCTGAGTATTTTAATTTTGATATTTTCATTATGCGTAAATTAAATTAGTTTTATTTTTATATCTTCCATTTAAAATATGTCTTAAATTAGACACTTTTATTCCTATAACCTTACTTGCTTCCATAGTATCTTCATAAAAAATACCATTTTGAGTATCTAAAACTATTTTTTTAGCTTTATTTGCGATTTTTTGTTTAGTTTCTTCAGAGTGTGTATAACCTTTTTTTGATAAAACTCTTTTTTGTACGTGTTTATCTTTTTGTTTTTTACCTTTATTAGAAATACTCATTTTTTTTCTTACTTCTATGCAAAAAACTGCTTTTTTATCTGTTGTTTTAGTTAGTATGCAATTTAATCCATCTGTAGTTGCATTATAATATTCTTGCCAATATCTCTCACGATAATTTAATTGTTCAACAATACATTCTTCTAATATTTCAATTTTATGATTTTCTATTCCATATTTTAAAATAGAATTAAATATTTTTGGTTGTCCATTACAATTTTTTTGTTTTTTATATTCTAATAATCTTTTTTCTAATCTTATAGATTGACCTATATATACTCTGTTTGATGGAGAGGTTATTTTGTAAATTCCTATCATAATATTATTGAGTTAAGGCGATACATTCTGCATCTGTTAAAGGAGTTGCCCATAATGCTATTTGTTTGATGTTTTTAGGACAATCTTCAGCTCTCCCGCCTAAAAATTGCATTGCAGTAGTTGTAAATGCTGTTGCACTAACTTCTTTAGTTCCATTTACAAAAACATCAGCCGTTACTCCATTCCATTTTATAGCAATTTTTACTATATCTGCCAAAGTGGTATATAAAACAGAACCAGGAGACCATTTAGAAATTGATAATCTTCTATTTGTAGGTTCAGTTCTGATGTTAAATCCGCTTGTAAAAGACGCATTATTGGTGTCTAAATAAATACCCGAAGATGGTGAGTCCCTTATATATACTAAATTGTTTATTACCTCCAAAAACCATGTACCACCAGCACTTGTAATAAGTCCATTTGTGTAAATGTTATTTCTTGTAATTACATCTGCGTTTCTTGTTAATGCTGTAGTAGTAGTTGGGATGTAAGAGGTTGGATATAATACATTTAATTCTGATTGACCACCCCAAAGATATAAAGTTAAATTACTAACTGTTGCAGTTTCATTTCCTGAAGTATTATCAGGTATAGTTACAGATATATAAGTGTTTGGTAAAGTATTAGTTCTTGAAGATTTTAAACGATACCAACCATTTGTTAATTTATCAAATGATAAAGTTGAACCACTATTGTTTGTCCAAGTTTCAGTATTAAAATCAAAAACATCGTGTAAAGTTCCCGAACCACCATTTCTAAATCCTACATATCTGTTATTAGCCTTTTTTACAAATATAGAATTTGTTGTAGGCGAAGTAGTTGCTCCAAAAACTGATTGTCTAATATGTATGAGACCTGTTCCGTTTGCAGTTGCTTTTGTAGCATTATTTATTCCTTGTGGACTTGTTGTTTCTGTTGTGTTACTAACTAAAGTAATAGGTGTTCCTTTTTCCCAATTTACATTACTAAATTCTTCACTTCTTAAAACTAAATTAGTCCTCTGTGGCTCTAACAATAAACTCGGACAACCTCCAACGGTATCATAGTTTAATCGTGGAATAGTCGTTAAAACATTTTCCACATTTCCTAAAGAATTTATCTGAGTTGCCGAAGTATCTCGAGTAAAAGTTAAATCACCATTTCCGTTGCTCGGAATAATAGAATAGACTTTATTGGATTTTATAGCGTTTGGCGTCATAACCAAACTAGCTTTTGTAAGTAAACTCATTTATATATTGTTTAAAGCGGTTAGTGTTGAAATTTGACAAGCTTCTGCGGAGTAAGTTCCTGAGTCGGTTGCTACTCTAATTTTGAAAGCATTTATTAATACGGTTACTAAATTACCGATTATATTAGTTTCTCCGCTATAACTTGTAAATTGAGCAGAACCCCAACCAATTGAGTTATTAACCGCACCTTGACCCCAACCAATCGTATTATTTACCGAACCATCACCCCAACCTATTGAATTTGCCATATTTTTTTTATTATATTACTACTTTTGCGTTTCCTGCTGTATGGTATAAATTACCAACTTTTAAACCCGCAGCCAATGCAGCTGCGTTGTTTGCATATTCTTGAATTATTAATAATGGAATTACTGCTACAGGAATAGGCACTAATGTACGTACCGGTGTAGCTCCTCCAAATTGAAATTGATAACTTGGATTGCTTCCTCCACTTATTCTATTTGCATAGTATTTTAAAACTATTGTATCGGTTGAACTGAAAATTCCATCATTCCAAATTCCACTTGCGCTAAATTCCGTATAGCCCGTATTAGTAACAGGAAGCGTTGCACTTGAAGTAGCGACTAATGTTTCAACTCCTGCGCTTGTTCTTTTAAATGCTTTGAAATAAAATTCAGCCGTTCCACTTCCGCTTATTTTAATTATGTTTCCAATTGTCGTGATATTGAATACTCCTGGATTACCAACTATTAAATTAGCACTCGTAATTAAACCAGCTATAAATTGGTCAGTAGTTGTAATTGTACCCGTTGGAATATCTACTGCGGTTGTATTATAATTTGGATCGGTAATCGAATTTACTAATTTATAATATCCATTTATGCCACTTGCGACATTTGTCGAATATAGTATTAAGTTACTTGGTAAGTCTTCTAAGGTAATAAAATGTGAAATTCCATTATCGCCATCATTAACAAGTTGACTTGTTTTGGTTAAATCAATTCCTGTAACTTCTTTAATTTCGTTGTTAATGTGAATTTTTAATTTGTTATTGTTTAAATACATTGCGCCATTCTCGATATTAATATCGTTTTCATTTTCGATTATATCGGTTTGCACTCGGTAAGTTGTATCTTTAAATGTTGCCATTGTTATTTGGTTTAAATGGTTTATTTTTTTCTAACTTAATTAAAAATTTCTTTAACTTTTTTTCATTCTCGACTTGAGAAATTAACTGCATTTTTCTAATTACAATACCCATCCTATAAAACTTGCATCGTTATCTGGGAACATATCCCCGTTAGAATTTGTATTGTACTCAGGGAAACTAGATTGGTTATAACTCATATAATCGATAAATCTAGTTGTATAATGATTTGCAACGCTTCTTTCTTTCTCTACTAAATAATCAATTTCTGCTTTGTCTACACTTGTAGCATTTTCAGAGCTATGTTTAAATACTCCTTTATTTGCTATCGTATAAGCGCTGAAAGGTAAAAACTCTACCAACGCCCAATGTATTAACATAGGTTTAATATAGTCGCTTAAAAGGTCTTTATACGTTTGCGTTAAATTATTCGCTACAATCCCATCGTTAAACTTTTTAAACAATTTTGTTCCTAAATAGGTCTGTATGTGAATGTCTTGAGCTATTGAAATGAATTGAATAAAGCGATCCGTATCCAAATTGCCGTTCAATGCGGTAAATTTAACTATGTCATCTCTAGTAATAAAAAGTGCTTTTGCCATTATTGAAATCTTTTATTTGTTGGTAGAAATCCTTCGTAAGGCATATCTTTTGGCTTTGTATAAACTAACATATCATTAGTTGGTAATATTTCGCCCTCTTTTCTTGCTTTTGCCGGTGTTATTTCTTCAGCTAATGGAGAATTAACATCCGCTTTTTTTCTATAAGTTTCACGTGTCCAAAAATGATGACATAATCCACCGCCTTTGTATAGCCAAATCGAATAAGTATCTGCTCCTTCTGGTCCCCAACCCTCGTTAACTTTTTGATTTCCCATTGCTATAATGTCATCTTTACGATATAATTTATCTGCAGTAAGCATTTTGTTACAAAAATCACGAGAATTTGAATTTAAATTTCCACTATATCTGTAGCGACTTTTAAAAAACTCTCCGTCTTGTTCACTTTTTGAGTTTGGTCTTGCAACTCCAGTACTAACAAAATTATAAACCTTGCTTAATAGCGATTTTTTTGGGTTGTTTAAAGCATATAATTCAGCGTCTAAACGTTCCTCCTCTTCATAGTTTACCTTTCTACTATCTACTAACTCCCATTCGTTTAAATCGATTTCCTCTCCGAAGTTTGAAAGGTCAATTTCTTGGCTACTTAATTGAGTAGGAGTTTCAACTGCTTTTGTTAATTCTCCTTCTGCATCTAATGGTTGTAATTGATTAAATTTTAAATCCAAACTAATTTCATTAAATGCCAAAACTTTATCTAAACCATCGCATATCGTTTCTTGAAATGGTTTAATAACCATATTTTCAAAAAGAATATAAGAGTTTCTTAATTCATCCGCATTTGCTGAAAATCCTGTTGAAGTTGCAATTCCAAAAAGTAACGGACTTGTTACGTTATGCGAAAGCATTATTTTAGCTAAACATTCATCTGACAAATATTTATAATGTTCTGGAGCATCATTTAAAGGAATATCGTCAACGGTAGTCTTTTTAGTTTCGTCACTATTAAAAGCAACAATTACCTTTTTACCTTTTGAACCTGTTAAAGTCGCTTTTACTTTATTTTGTATAATTGTTTGTTGCTCCTCAGTTGGAACACCATTATTGAAATTTACAATTTTAGTTCCCGAAAATCCGTTTTGAACTTCGTTAATTAAATAAGCGCTAACTTCCTGCTCCAAAGTTGCATATTCTAACCCCCCAATGTAGTCAATATTCGAATAATATTTTTGTCCAATAGTATAATTGCCCACCCGCAAAATCTCTAATTTTTCGGACTTACTTCCGTAGCCAAATAAAGGGATTCTTTTAGGTGGGAATTTTTTAATATCTTGCCAATTGTCGGAGTAGTAAATTGCATTGATAACTCCATCTTTGTCGCATTTTTCAGAACGTACTAAATTAGTCGGTAAATGTTCAACCCTTACAATTTTACTTTTTTGCTCGTTGTAGATTAATTGTAAATTATACTCTCCCAATAATTTCAAATCTTTTGCTATTTTCTTAATTGTATCTTTTGAAAATAGCATTTTCATTTGTGCGTACTCGTTAGGTTTACGATTTGCATCGTTTGCAGTTAACCCTTTTCCGTAAATTAATTTACTAATATTATTTATTACCGCATTATTTGTAGTAGAACCATTATAACGGTCAATTAAAAATTGATAATAGTTATTGTCCTCACCAAAATCTACCCATTCCTCACGTTTATTTTCTGTAATTTTTGGCGCTTGGTAGTCCGCTAGTTGTATGAAATGTATGTTACTCATAAATTATAAATTCGTTGCTTGTATGGTTTGCCACATAGTCACCATTATTAATTGTATAGTCTTCTATTGTTTGATTTGTACACATAATTTTGTCACGATATAAAGGCACTCCGTTTGAATCAAAACAATTTAAACGGTAAGTACGTCCGTCGATTAAAAAACTAAATGTTCTATTTGTTAAAAATTTAACATAATATTTTTCTGTTACTAAATCAGGTTTATTTATTGTAGTAGAGGTATTTGTCAATTCGTCAATAAATACCATAGTTTCAATGTCTTTGCTTCGTGGCATAAACTTGAAATTTTGTGTAAATGTATAGTCTTTCAATATTATCATACTTATATAACGTAAAAGATGCGTTTTTGTTTCTATAAAAAAAGCCTACTATTAAAGTAGGCTTTTAAAACAATATGAAAACAATTATTAAGTACCAGAAACAATTGTAAATCCTAAAGAAACTAAATCGTCACCCAAGAAATTAGCAGCCGTTTTTTCCATTCCTTTCAATTCTAAAGTGTAACCAGAAGCGTCACCCATATTTACACCAGAAGTAATAGTTCCAGAAGTTAATTCCATTCCGTGCTCTAAACCGCATAGGAATAAATTTCCGTTATTCATTTCCACAATTACAACTGGTCTACCATACGCCAAAAGTTTTATTTCCTTGTGCATTGTAGCAGTTAATTTCTTTAAACTTAGTTTTAAACTTTGTTCAAAGAAAGTAGTTCCATTTTCTCTTGAAGAAGTTATAGTTTGATCTAAACTATTTGTTCCTTTCAATTCGTATTTGTAAGCGGTTGGAGTTCCCGTTACCGTATCAATTACATCAGTGTTAGTTACATTGTAAGTAACTCCTGTCATATCCCCAAAATTAACAAAGTAACAAGCTTTTAAACCAGCTACATTGTCTTTACAAGGTTCTAAATATCCTAAACTTAAATCACAAGCCATATTTTTATTTTTTAAATTAATTATAAAAAAAGGTGGTGTTTATTGCACCACCTTTAATCTTTTTATTTTCAGCTATTAGTTAGCTGCGTTTGTAATTCCGTAAGTTACGATGTCCTCAATTGCAGCGTACTGAACACCTGCAGCCATTCTCATCACAATTCTTACATTTTGAGAGCCATCAGTTTCTGACATATCAATTACTTTAGCTTCCATTAAATCGGATTCCAAAGAGCAACCAAAAAACAAGTTAGATTTTGTAGTGGCTACTGCTTGTGTAGCAGTTAATCCATTTGCAACAAAAATCTTAACTCCATCCAAAGTTAAACTTCCGTTGTTATACCATTGTGTACCCATTGCATTAGTTCCGTTAGAACCTAAACCACTTGCACCAAATCCACCCAAAGCACGAACGTAAGCTCTTGCAGTTGCTTGAGAAATGTACAAATACAAATCTTCTTTTCCGTAAAGTGCAGCAGGAATAGCATCAACTATTTTTCCTAATTCTGTAATAACAGTTGCAGCAGCAGTAATGTTTGTTGAAGTAGCAGCAATTTCTTGTGCAGTTGGTAAACCAGCATCTAAAGCAATTTTAGTTACAAATCCGTCGAATTGTCCACTTGTAGCAGTAGCACCATTCCAGATAGCAACTTCATTTTGTGCAGCAACTTTTGAAGCTACATAACCTAAAAGGTAGTCTTGAAAAGAAGTAGGTAAATTGTCAAAAGATGAATAACCTTGCTCAATTGATTGCCATGTACTATGAAACGTAGACTTGCAAATTTGTAAATTTACCTGTAAATCCTTTACAGATAATACTCTTTCAGTTAAAGTAACTGTAGATTGTGCATCGAAATCACATGTAGAATTTTTCAAAAGTCCGTCGGTCGAAATTTTCTGCAAAACTTGTTTTGACTTCACATTTGCTAAAATTTCAACTCCACCATTCTCGATAGTAGGAGCTGACAATAAAGCTGCTGCAACGTATTTTTTTGCAAATTCGCCAGCATAAGTAGTAGTTAATGAAACTGTAGTAGCCATTTTTTAAATATTTATTAGTTAGTTTTTAAATAATTTTGCGAAAACAACATCTTCTGTAGTTCTTTCACGTTTTGACGCGATTTGAAAAGAGTTTTTTTCAACTACATTTTCAGGATTATGCGTAATTATTGAAGCAGCAGGAACATTACTTGCTAATTCAACTTTTAATGCTTCAATTTCAGCTTTTAATGCAGCGTTAATTGTTGCAAAATTTTCAACCTCAGCAAAGAAAGTTTCTTTAGATACCGTTTCAACAACTTTTTTAGCTGTAGCTTCCGCCATAACAGGCTCGGTTGCTTCTGTTTTAGGTGCTTCCTCTTCTGCTTCTGCTTCTGCAGGTGCAATTGAAGTAATAATTCCTTCAACTTCAACTACCAATACATCCCCATTTGCCAAAGTATATTCTCCAACAGGCATTGGTATTGCACCATCTGGTGTAACTATTCCAATAGAATAATCAGGAGCAAACTCCTCTGCTTCAACGGTGGTAACCCCATCCATTAAAGTTTGCTGAGCCAACTTAACTTCCATTGAAAGTAATTGCTTAACATTGTTCATTACATTTTTGTAAATCATATTTAATTAATTATTAGTGATTACTCGTGTCGTGTTTGTGTTGGTAACATTTGAAATTGATTGCTCAACTAAACTTCCAACCCCTTGCGCTAATGTTTCGCCCGTGCAACATTCTTTTTTATACTTGCCATCTTTACAAAGGCAACCTCTTTTACCACCTACGGGACTTGTTTTGCTTTTACTTGTCATTTAATAACTCTTTTAGTTGTTCAATTATTTTTTCATTGTTTGATGTCATTTGTACTTTATCCGCAAAATACCCCTCAATTGAAAATCCTTTAATTTCTCCCGCTTTTACCTTTGCCCAAATATCAGAATTATTAACTTTCATTGATAACATCCAAGTTCCTTTAGGTAGACTAAAACCATATTCTTTTGACTTATCCATTTCGGGATTGTCAATTATCCAACTTTCTACAACCGACATATCTTTAATGCTTTTATTGTGCATTAGAGTTACGTTATTTTGATTGCCATTTATTAAAAATAATTCAGATGCTTGTTTTATTGTGTCCTTAGAAAAGAAAACGTTAAACTCGTCTTTACCATTTTTACGATAAATCATTTTGTCAGGAACTAAAGCGGCACCCATTAAAATTCGTTTATCAGTATCGACCTCCGCAAGTTTTATTTCGTGTTGTTCTTTTAATGCAATAAAGTTTTCCTCCGTAGCAGGTCTGTCGACTACACTAATTGCGTCAACTCCGTCGGTGTCTTTATTCAATACTAATTCAAATATTTGCATACTCATATAACGTTTTTTTATTTATTTTGTTTCTAAATTAGACTTAAAGCATTGATAATTAACCTAATGTGGCGTTACTTACTATATTACGATTTAACCCCTGAGCGGTTGTTACATCGCCAGCAGTCACATAAGTTTTTAAAACAGGTGCGCCTTGTTGTTGCATAACTCCTGCGATTTGATTTACACCACTATTCCCTACTACATTGAAACTTGGTGCAGCGGGTGCAGAAGCTCCAGCGCCACCCGCTCCGCCACCACCACTTGGAGCAGAACCACCTCCGCCCAATGCGCTTAAAGCTTTTGCAGTTGCAGCAATAGTACTTGCAACACCTAAACCAGTGCTTATATTATTCATAGCTATAACTGGTATTGCACTAGCTCCAGAGGTTGCTACGGCTTGTGGTGTTGCTAATGCCGCTATATTTGCAGTATTATTTGCTATTATCATTTTAGCAATACCAATTGCGCTTTCTCCTATAACTGCAGCTTTTTGCAATATTTTATTTTTTCCTGCTATTGCAGAAATAAATCCAACCGCATTTTCTGCCAATTTAAATGATGCTTCTTGAATTTCTTTTTTAGCTTGCGCAACTAATTTTTCATTTTCAATTTCTTTATCCGTTCTTTCTTTTTTCTTATTAGCAAAATTTTCATCAATTGCATCTCCAATTAAAGCGATAGCATTTAATGATTCTAATTGTTTTGTCGATGCCTCAGCTTTTATTCTTGCATCTTCTGCAATATTATCTAATTTTGCAATAGATAATTTATCTAAAAATTCCTTTTCTTCTTTTGCTTCTTCTTCTCTTTGTTTCTTTTTTTCTGCTGCTATTCTTTTTCTTTCTTCTGCTTCTTTTTCTGCTGCGTCTTTTTGTTTTTTAGCAAGTTCTTCTTGGTGCTTTCTTTGTTCTTCTCTACGTTTAGCAAGTTCCTCTTTTTCTGCTGCTGTTTGTTCTTTACTTCCAGATTGAAATCTTGCATAAGCTTCTTCTCCACTTTTGACCGCTTTAGAAAAACTATCTTTCATTTGATTAAAACCCTCTTTCGCAGCATCAAAATCTAAAGTGACAATACCTTTCATCATTTTAATATAGCCTCCTCCAGTTTCTTTAACTAAAGTAAATAAACCAACTAAAGCGGAATAAAACAATCCTATCCCCTGAGTAACATAAGGTAAAGCTTTCATTGCTAAATCTAAAAAAGCATCCAATAAAGGTTCGACTGCTTTAAAAATACCTTGAAGTATTTTCTGCATACCATCCAATAAAGGCTTAATTTTTTTCATTGCATTATCATTTTGAGAAAATGCAGCAGCTAAACCACCTAAAGCAATTACTATTAAACCAATTCCTGTAGCTTTTAATGCTGCGCCAAATGATTGTGTAGAAACTTTTAAACTATTTAAGCTACTTCCTACCATACCCAAAGGACCACCAGCATTTTGTAAGCTATCGATCCAATCACTTGACTTATTTTTTGCGGATTTAATTTTGTCCTCTAAATCGTCAATTTGATTGTAAAGGTTTTTAAATTCTTGCGTACCAACATCAACACCTTTTAACTCTCTCTTTAATGCTTTTAATTCACCAATCGAACCCTCAATGTTACTTTTTACATTTAAATTTATTTCTTTCTCGATTGCCATTTTATATTTCTTTTAAGTTGTTTAAATCCTTTTTTAAATGATATTAGCATTTCATTTTTACCTTTTGCAATTTCTATATTTTCAGAAATTCCATAATGTTCGTGTAGCTGCAGTAGTTGTATAATGTTTTTAAGCATTTTGTATTATGTTTATAAATTGTGAATTTCTAGGATTTGTATATTGGATTTCAATTTCTTTAAATGCAACATCTCCTGTAGTGTTAGCTGTAATTGGAATTAAAAAAGTGCCGTCGCTTGTTACGTCTGCGTATAAAGTGCCACCATAAATAACGTCGTATTTTTCAGCGTTCAATTTTAAAATAGTAATTTCTAAATCTTGAGCCGTGTTATCGATATTGAAAACAGATTTTAAAGCAAACTTTCCACTTCCAATATTGGCTACTTCTCTAAAATCGCTTATCAATTCCAAATCTACTTCTCCACTTGTTAAGTCTGTTGTGAAAGAATTAATAATATATTTTTTATCCTTGTAAATTAGTTTGTCGTTTAGTTTAATATCTGAAAGCATGGTAATTGGCATAATTGCCTTAAGTTTAACAATTCGGCAGCGGATGTCATATAGTGCCGAAATATAGTTTTGATACCACAAAGCGAATAATGAATTATTTGTATAGCCATTCATTAACCAACTGCTCTGCTCGTTTCCGAAATTTAAAGAAGCTATGTCGTTATTAATAAATAGTTCGTTTGAAAATCTTTGATAATCGAAAACGCTATCGTAGGTTGTTCCGTTAAAAAATTGAATAGTATTCACAAATGGCGTTGTTAAATCATTCTTATACATAAGTATCGGTTTGGGTTTATAGGGCTTTAAATCCTTGTCTATTAACGTTGCAGTGATAAAGTTTTCGTCAATAGTTTTTTCCCACATTACATCTTCAAAGGGTGATTTAATTTCATAAGTTGCGCTTTCATTTGAAAGGTTATCCTCGTAAAGTAAATCTCCATAATCAAAACCACGATTAAAAGTATTTCTAAAAGCGTTATTTAAAATGCTTTCAGATTTCTCGTGCGCAAAACTTAATTTTTTATAAAGTTTAGTTCGATCAAAATCTACACTATCATTTATTACGAAATTATTAATATCGGTGTATTTTCCGTAGCTGTAGAAAAACTCCAACGGTTCTAAATTGAAAGAAGTTTCAGAAGTTGCAGTAATTGTAAGATTAAAAAGTTTAATAATTCCATTAAAGAAATCTACTACTTTTATGTCTGGCATAAATTTAGAAAGATTTATTTTATCGGAAGTAAATTCTGTAGCTGAATAACCACGTCTATATTGAATTACATACGGAACAACATATTTATATTTTGTGTTTTGCATTTCTGCGTAATACTCCATCGGAACTGAACTCTCAATTTGAAATTTGAAATTTCCGTCTATAACTTCATTTCCTGCAAACCACCAATCTACAAAGGTTAAAGATTGCACCCCTAATAAATTATTAAAAGTAGTTATTATTGAGCCATCCGCATATAAGGGATTATCATACACTCGCATAATTACACGATACTCTATTAAAGCATTTGTAGGAGTAATAACTAAATCTGTTTTTTGATAACCTACATTCGTAGTATTATCCGCAAAAGTCCACTTAACAAAATATTTATCCGTAGCAAAATTAAGCTCAGGAAAATAAGCATCATTTGTAATCCAATTTATAAAAACGGGTTCGGTATAACTTATAGCTTTCTCACTATTCTTACAATATAAATACAATTCACTCCAATACGAAGTATCAAACAAAGTGCTTGTAAAAGTTATGTCATATCTATTCTCTATAAACTCAAATATTTTGCTTACAGGTATAGCAGGAAATAAATCGGAATAAACTACCGAAGTATCAGGACTTGTTCCAATAGTTACATCATAAGCTCCGCCATTTCCATAGGTGTATTGGTGTTGATTACCTACTATTGGATAATAAACATTGTCTGTAGTTGTACCATCAATTCTATTTCTAACCTCTGTAGGTGTGTAATTATGATTTAGTGAGGTGTAATCTAATATTGATAATTTTTCCTCTTTAAATAAGTCTTTAATCTGTTTAACTTTTCCATAAAAAGTAATTGAATAGCTTTCTAAACGATTATTTTTTTCGTTTGCTTTCTCAATTTGTATCTTACCGCTTTTAAACGGAATAGAATTTAACTCAATTATTGCATCGTATCTAATACGTTGGTCAAATCCATCATTAACTCCGCTTTCGTTCCAATAATTAAAAATAATATTATTATTTTTTGATGCAGGAATAGTGAAACTTTGAGTATAATCTGTAAAAACTTTTGAAAGGTCGTTAATATTTTGAACACTTGAAGTAAGAGAAATTTTCTCATCCTTGAATAAATCAATTCTTTTTAACTCGTCTCCTAATTTTATGTAAATTTCTACGCTTACCATTATACAACGTTATTTATTAATTGTGATGCCACCTCAAATTCCAACTCGTAATTAATTACCTTTTCATTTAATCCCGTTTTTAAAAGTTGTGAACTACTTTTTAAAGTGACTGCCTTTGTAACCGTTGCTCCCTCTTCGGTATAAGTTAATAGTAGATTTTCAGAAAGCAATATATCTTTTACATTTTCGTTTTCGCTTTCGTTAACCCATCCCGAATTACATTTAATTGATTTACTTCCATTTTTATTGAAAACTCTTTTTTGTCCTAAAGAAGCTTCATAAATTGGATAAGTAGTAAAAGTATTAGTATTGTATTCCGATCCCTTAGCCTCGATATTTTGAGTTGAATTTTTAAAGAAAGTCATTGATTGCAAACCGCCAAAACGATTAACATAATCTAATTTAATCGGAGTGTATTTTGGCTCGCAAAGATTTACTAAACGAATTTGAAAAACCTTTTCAATTTCTGGATTAACTCCTAAAGGAATTTTAAATATTTGAAAGTAATTTTTTACATCATAATGAATAGAGCTATTTGTAAGTACTAACCTTTTAAATAAATAGCTTCCATTGTTTGCTATTGTTTCAGTGTCTGAAAAAATACCATCTGAAATAACGCATTCATAGTCGCCTCCAAAAGTAGTAAAGTCAAAAATAAAGTCTAACGTAGGAAAATCTAAACCTCTTGTGTAATTAATATCATAAGTAACCTCTTTTGATAATGCAATAAACTCTTTATCTTCTATGTCGTTTGGATTTAAGTAATCAGAATATCCGTTAGTAGAAACATAAGTTGACGTTTCTAATTGGGTGTAAGTAGTGCCATCAAACCAAAATTTAGTTACGTACACTATACAACCAAAATAATTAGTATCTAACGTGTTTAAAGCGTCAAATATAAACGGACTTATATTATAGTAGTTTACTCTATTAGTAGGACTAAACATTTTCTTTTCAATTTCTTTAGCTACTATAAGAGCGACCCCATCTTGAGAGTAAACCTCTAAAAAAATTTTCGTTCCTACCTGGTCAATGTCGCCATCTACTTCAACTATAAAGGGACTTCTGCAATTAAATCTATCCATTATTTTATATCTTTTAGTGTGTATTTCATTAAGTCCTCAACGTCTAAACCAAATTGGTTTATTAAATCTTCGTCAATGTATTTTTTATATCCAGCCTCAAATGGCTTTGTAAAGAATAAACTCGGTCTTAATCCTTTCATATAAATGCTACGACTAATTAAAAATGCAGTATTTTTATAACTCATAAATTTACCGCTTTCCTTATCTCGAAATTGAAAACCTTTTCTTTTAACCCATTGTTCAATTCCTTTTGTTAACCCGCCTTTTTGCCCTGTACCGCTTCCAAATTTAAATGGACTATTTGGAGCACGCATTGATGAAAATTTACCCTTTACCCCTTTGTCTTGAAATTGTCCGTACATTGGCATATCAAAACCCAATTCAAAACTATTCTTTGATGCCTTAACGTTTCCTTTAATTTCTGAATATAGACGCTTAGTATCGTTGTGACCGCCTTTGGTTAAGTTACTACGTGATTGTTGTATCACGTAATCCCTAAACTTTTCAAGCGTCTTTTGTGTGTGTTCTAAATTCATTTAGCAAATAGTCATATCGTTACCACATTCAATTCCAAAAGTCAAAGTCCAGCCTACTATTTTATTTTCAAATCTATCGCTGAAAGCTTCAAAATTTACATTTCCATTTAATTCATAACCTAAATCGCAAAGAGCACCTCTACGTAAAGAAGCGATTAATCGATTACCTATTTCAAATTGACTATTTAAAATATCCGCTTCGTTATCGTTATTATAAAAAACGTCATAATTTGCATCTTTTGATATATCACAAACATCCATTAATAAAACGGAAACGTTAAATACATTTGTATTACCGCTTTTGCTTTGCGTTGCTGTATTAACAACGATGTGAGCTAAAGGAAATATTGTAGCCTTATTCACGTCGACGTTGAAAATATCGCCTTGTGAAACGTTATTAATTATTCCATCCTGTAAAAGTGAATCTTTTAAAACTTCGGTTATTTGATAATAGTTATTCATTTTTTTTGAGCATTGATTGTTCTATTTCTATTTTTTCCTTTTCAAATGTTAGGAACGTTAAAGCACTTGTAAGTTGTAATCTGGAAACTTCATCAAATCTTCTAATATCAGCTTGAGCGAGAGCATAGAAAGAGCTATACCATCCCCACTTAACTCCGAATTGTGCTTGTCGATTAAAGCTTTCACCTGCGGATTCTCCTCCAAATAATTCAGAGAACTGAGTAATAATTCGTTGCTTAAATTGTAAAAAAAAACCATTGCACCAAAAACTACATCCATTGGCATATGTTTCATTACATCGCAATAGGTTATAGTTCCGTTATATTGTTCGATTAGATATTTATCTTTTGACTTGTCGGTAATCGGTCGGTATAAAACAGCCATTGCATTATGCATCTTATCGATTTTACAAAAGTAATTATCCAAGTCGCTGAACTCTCCTAAACTAATTTCGTCAAGGTTTGGAATAAAACCAAAGTTTGTATTTCCTAGTTTAAAAATAGTTTGCAGTTTATGGTCTTGAGTAAACATCGCATTGATACTTGTAGTAATTTCGTTCACGTCTTTTAACGACATATTAGAGGCAACACTCAAAGGTATGTTGCAGAATATCTCTAGCATTTTTAATTGTAGAAAATTGCCCTCCTCGTTCTTTTCAGATATAGAAACAAATCTTTGGTACTGCTCCAAAGTGATTTCATTTAACGAGGTTGGAATAGTGATTTTAACTTTCATAATTATATAACGTTTTAATTGTTTTTTTGTAGTACTAGTAGATGAAATAACTTCCTTTGTTTGGATTTGATAGGTTAAAAAATACATTGTACCGGATAGCATCGATGCTATGATTGAAATTATCACATACCAATCCTGACTTCTTATCTGAATAAATGTAATTGTTTAACTCCTTTGCTATGTTTGTCGAACTTGGCTCAACTATTAATTCATAATCCTGCATTAATGCGATTCCAGCGCTTATACTTCCTGCTCCCTTTTCAGTTGCTTTGATATTACAACCGTTGTTTTGCATTTCAGCAATCAAACGAGGTTCAGCACTATCCGCAATTATTAATTTATCACTACAAATCCTTTTATTTATAATTGATATTTCGGACGTTGTTAATTTTGGTTTATAAAGGTGTTCAAATAAATAGATTTTC